CAACTGTATAAACTTTACCTACATCACCAGCAACAAAACCTGTTCCCCCACTATTAATTGTTACCGGCGGACAGCCAGACGGGACAGTTTCATCATCACCGACTTCCATATGCGGTATACCTACTGCTTGTATTTGTGTACCATGTGCTTCACCGTATGTAATAACTGCTTTACCTGCGATTGCTGTTGCAAATGTAACCGTTATAGTATTCTCATCAACAAATGTTATTGTTGGATAATCATATAACCCTTTAATATTATAATATGTTAACGAATCTGGTGCTATAGCAAACGCACTTCCATCAACCGATGAACCAAGAAGTGCTATCTCTACATTACAATGTTTATTACTTAAACCATGTGAGATATTCCATGTTGTTGCAGGTGATGATTGCGTATGCAAATAACCGGTGCCAACAGCGCCTGCGTTACCTGCACTATTATGGGCAATTGCATAACCTGTTTGTGATACACCAGTTGGAAATATAACGCGACACGTTGTATCACTTGTATATTCGATTAACGGATAATCTGCACTTCGAAGTACATTACCTGTAGTATCAACAATATCTAAATTAACTATTCCATCTGTACCCGTTAATCCATGTACAACTGTCCAAATGTTACTTGCTGGTATTAATGTACCAAATCCAGTTCGGGATTTAATAATATTAATATAACCAGTTGTTGATGTGCTCCAAAGAACTCGTAATGTATTTGTATCTATATATTCTATTGTTGGTGCATTATACACAGTGTTAATTACTCTATGATTTGAATCTATTAATTCAAAATTAACATATTCCTGTGCTAAATTATGCTTAACTGTCCATGTAGTTCCTGTATAACCCGGTGGGTCTATATATACACCTGGCATATTTTGATAACCGCCACCTTTATATCCAGCTGCTCCAAAATTAAAAGTTGTCAATGCTTGTGATATAACAGCAGTAGCAGCTGCTCCTGCGCCGCCACCTCCAACAAAGCCAACTGTCGGTACTGTAATATAATTCGAACCTCGGGCGCCGCCAAGTCCATCAGCCGGATCTACCGAAATACGTCCAATAGCATCAGTTGTCATTAATATAGTAGCAGTTGCATTAGTAGAAAGATTTGCGCGGATCTGAGCACTACGTCCATCGGCTGCAAGAACACCACCATTATTAATATATATTTCAGTTGCATTACCCTCAGCATCGACTACGTTACTATCTAAATATGACAACGCAGTATTAGCTGGTGCATATTCAGTACCGCCGGTGCCTCCAACAACTGTATTCCATGATAAATGTGATATTGCAGTTGCTTCTTCAACTTCTCCGGAAGCACTAAAAGTTAAAGTAGGTGCTGTTGTATATCCAGATCCTGGATTGGTAATTGTAATATTAGAAATTTGTGCTCTTTTATCAACATTTACTTTTAATAACGAAACTAAATCTTTCTTTGCTTGGCCAGTTTTTATATCAATTGTTTTATATGCATTATTAAAATAAAATCGTACATCTTCCTCACTTTCAAAAATATATCTTAAACCGCGAGTAGTTATAGTATAAACAGCGGCAGTTGTTGCAGTTGAAGCAGAATATTGTGCTTTAATAATCCAACTAGCATCTTTATTATCACTTGAATTATCTTGAGCATAAAATTGATTATATACTGTACTTGTTAAATCTAAATTATTCGGGGAGATTACATAAAATGTTGATGATTCATAATCAAAACCAATACCAAATGTATTTTTTAAATCTAGCTGAGCAGTAATGGCTGTCTTTTCAACTTGATTAAATATTCGTCTGAACGTTGGAAAAAATCTTGTTAATATATAACCATGTGGTATTTCTTTATTTAATTCTATTGGGCCGGTAGTACGTCCAATTGGATTTCCATTACTAATAACATCTTCTATTGTAGCATATTCAACAATAGTACCGGTTGCATCAGTAAATTCTATCAAACATTTTTCGATTAAATAAGCACGTTTGCCTATTGCAGTCATACCAATATCTACTGCATTACCAAAATTAAAAGCACTATTATTTAATACAAGGTAACCCTTGTTAAATTCTTTTGCAGTGGGCCATGTTACCCATTGCAGTTGTTCAGTTGTTGTTAATTTCCAAGAAGCTGCACCGTCGAGGCGTTGTACTTCTTTTCTATATGTGTCATAATAAAAATTTGTTAATTCATCTAAACTTAACTGGGGTTGTAGATGTTGTTGAATCATAGAGTTAGCCGTTAGTGATGCTGTTATATTAAATGATAATTCATTATTCTGTTCATCTTTATAAAGCATACCATCTTCAGCAAAAACATTTAAATTTTGTACTGTTCCAGTGGGATCATTTATATCAATACTTCTACTATGACCCGAATGCGTACGATTAAGAGCTTTCATTTTAAGAATGTTTGCATTCTTAAACATTGGATAAATGTTATAATCTTCACCAGTAATCATTCGATCTTGTGTATAAAAAGAACGAGATGCATTTGTTTTAATAGAGTCAACAGTTTCAGATGCTAAACTATTACCTATGCTATTAACTAATTGTACAGTTATTGACAATGTTTGTGTTGTACCTATTGCATCTACATATGGTATTTGTATAGTCTGTAATCCAACATCTTCTGATTTCATTATTAATTGTTTATTTGCACTTTCCCTATACCATACACGTATGATTCCATAAGGAACGTCACCAAAATTGCCATCAGCAAACTGTATAGAAACAGTATCATCAGGTTCACTATTGACTTTAAATATTTTTCTCGTTTGTTGTGATATACTATTATAAACAACACTAGTACCAGAAATAGCAGGTACTTTTGTCCAATCATCTAAAACATTTCCAATTGCATCAATTGTTTGAACCCAAACATCAAATTCATTAATATTTGTTTGTGCAATACCAATTTCTCTGTTTGGTAATGGTACCGATATAGTAAAATCTTGATAACCCAATGTTCCTTGTTTAGCATATGCAAAAAATCCAGTTGAGTTACTTGCATTACCTTGCCCATCATTTAAATAAAGAATACCAAAATTATTTGCTGGATTTGGGTCTACTTCTTTAATATACAAATCATCATCAAAGATAGAATTTACTAATTCAAGAGGCGTTGATGCTCCATTAACTGTCGAACCGATCGGATAAACAATATTTTGATTTTTTACTACATCAATATGATAAATCTCTGTTGCAATAGTATTAAGTGTACCTTTTTTAACAGGTGTGCCATACGGGTTTTGTGAAATAAATGCTTTATTTAATATTAAAATAAACTGTTCTAAAAATTCAGTGTTATTAGCATCATTCCATACAATAGATTGATTAGACAAATTAGTACCATTGCTATCAAATACGTCTTCTGTAGTTTTGATAGAATGGAATTTAACTAAGCCTGTACCAGGTATATTTCTTTTTGGTGTATAATTTAACATTTTTGCTAAACGTAAAACACTTTCCTTACGTTCAGCCGTATCTAAAAAGTTTTCTCTTACATTTAAATCCTGCCTAAATGCAATTGTTTGTCCCATGTAAGCAAGTAGCTCAACGATAGCAATAAATTCACTGCTTTCAATAAAATCATTAAAATCTTCAGGGAAATGACTTTGTAAATATTCAACCATTGCGGTCTTAATACTATCAAAATCATACGCAGTGAAATTAATTTGACTAAACGTTCTATAAATCGTTCTAAAATCTTCTGCGGCAAATAAATTACTTTGTCTTTGTGCTTGTGCCATTTAAACTATTCCTGTGAATCGATATCAAATTGTATAGCGAGGTCTTCTGTAATACCAGATGGCAAATATGTTAATTGCGTTTCTAATAAAATAGCACTATTATGTTCAACTAATGTCATACTATCTAACTTTACCCTCGGCTCCCCATTAAGAATTTGAGTAGCATCCTCTATTATTAACTCTTTGGTTGTTTCATCTAATGGATCCATTAACAAATCATAAATTATAGTTCCAAATTCAGGAAGCATAACCCTTTCGCCTTTCCTTGTACTAAAATGATTTAATAAATCTGTTTTTACTAATTCAAAATCAGTCAGAGTATAAGGTGGCTTTTTTTTATTAACTGTACTAAATCCAATAAAATTTGGTGCGTTTGCCATTCTAATATACCGTTTTAATTATTTATCTGAAATCGTTATAAAGGGTTATTAGTATGGCTTACAAAAACTAATTTTCGCGGCCGCGGTAACTAGTAGCTCGACCGGTTTTACGATTAGCTGTTGCTTTATTAACAGTAGATCGTAATGTAGATGTTGCAGGTGTACAAAATAACTTTGCTTCTTCGGCACGCCGTTTAGTTAAACCAGGAATAACAGAAGTTTCCACTGTTTTCACAAATAGACCATCTTTAAATTTACTAACAGCCTTTGGTGCTCTATTATATCTCATCCATTCCGTTGTTGCTTGTGGGAAATTTTTAGCATTCATTGCTTTTGCAACTGTAGAATTAGCAAATGTTGTTGGCCC